AACTGCCGGGCGGCGGTCATGGACGCCCGCGACGCCGAGATCATAGCCGTCCGCGACGATCTTGCGAAAAACGGCGTAACCGAGCGGGAAATTGTGGAAAGGCTGGCTCGTCGATACCGGTTGTCCGATAGGCAGGTTTGGCGTATCCTGAAACGGATACCATGCCAGACGGCAAGCGCGCCGCTGTTTGGTCGGGGGGTGGAACAGGCGCGGCTATGGTGAGGGGTGGAGGAATGAAAAAAGCTGTTGCTATAATTACATTATGTTTAGTTTTTTCCAGCGTTGTAAACGCTAAAACATATAACGAATATCTAAAAGAATACTCTGACTTGAAAGGAAACTCAAAAGAAAACATTGAAAAACGTATCGAACTCTACAAAGAGGCATTAAAAGAAAAAGTATACAACGATGCAAAAGAAGAATCTTATTTTTATAGCATGATATGCTTAAACTATTCAAAAACAGAATTTCCAACATCTGGTATTGAATACTGCAACAAAGCTATAGACTCTTACCCAGATAACTTTTCAGCATATATGTCCTTGGGAATTATATATGAGAAAAAAAGAGAATTTAAAGAAGCGATAGATTATGCAAACAAGTCAATATCAAAACTTGACAAAGAGAAAGACAAAAAAATGATAACTTTTTTAAATAATTATATAGAAAAATTAAAATTAAAAGATAACGCGACTCAAGTTTTTGAAGTGCTTGCTTTATATAATAAAAATTCCTTATACGCTGATGAAGTTCTAAAAAACAAAGAAGACGTTTACTGGGGGTATGCTTATGAAATATCAAGAGATGAAGAAGATAGATTGAGAATCGTATTTTCCACACCGGATATGATTGGTGGCATCGCTGCGTATTTTGATGAATCAATGAAAAAGAACCTAATGAAGATTAAAAAATATGATGCCGTGTATTTTACGGGATTTGTCACGGGGCAAAAAAAATCCATTTATACAACTATAGAGAACTGTCGTATTCTTCCCTAACCTCCCGCTGACATCCGTCAACTAGCCCGAATCCCCGGCACTGCTACTCTGTAGCAGTCCGGGGATTCCTCTTTCTGGAATCCTGCAAACCATAAGGGGTTTCAGATGAAGTTCTTTGCAAGATTGCTCAATCCGCGCTTTCAGTTTTTCTTTTTCGCCGTTCTGGCGCTTTTTGTGACCGGCCTTGTGGCTTTCTGCTCGCCGGAACAGTTCCCGATCGTCCGCTACAAGCTCTCGCTCGGTATGCTTGCCGCCGTGATCGCCGTCTTTTTCGACATGGCGGCATTCCCCTATGCTTCCCCCGACTCCTACCTTGACGACGATTGGCGCAAGACGCCCGACGCGGATCGCCTGCACACCGCCGATTTTCCCATTGCGCGCGGGTGCGGCTTCCTCTTCGCCGTGGCCTGCCTGCGCCGTATCGCCGTGGTGGCCGTCTTTGTGCTTGCCGTTTCCTTGGGGCTGTAGCCATGCGCGCCGTCTTGAAAAAATGGGGCATGGCCTTTCTTGAATGGTTGTTTACCGGCGTAGCGTTCGGGCTCGGCGTGCTGTTCGTCGCGACCCTGTTTTTGGGCATCTGTGTGACGTTCGCGGGCGCGGCACAGGCCGAAACCGTCACCATCCCCCGCGCGGCATACCAGCACCGCGACACGCTGATCCGCGCCTCCCGCGCCGTATGGGGATTGGATGCGCCGGTATCTATTTTTGCGGCGCAGATTCACACTGAAAGCTGGTGGAAGAATGAAACGGTGTCGAGCGCCGGGGCGCAAGGGTTGGCGCAGTTCATGCCGTCAACCGCGAAATGGCTCCCCACGGTTGCGCCGGAAGTGGGCACGCCCGCGCCTTTCAATCCCGGCTGGGCGCTCCGGGCGTGCGTCACCTATGGCAAGTATCTGTGGGATCGCCTTGCGGCCAAAAACGCGCAAAAAAAGGCGCTGACACCCTGTGACCGCATGGCCTTTGTGCTCTCCGCGTACAACGGCGGCATGGGTTGGACGAACCGGGACCGCAACCTTGCCGCCAAGCGCGGCCTTGATCCCGATCGGTATTTCGGAAGCGTCGAGACGGTCAACGCGGGCCGCCGGGCGTCGGCGAAGCGCGAAAACCAGCGGTATGTTTCCTTCATTTTCGAGCGTCAGGCGGCTTACGTAAAGGCCGGTTGGGGGCCGGGGGTGCGCTGTGAGTAACCGCGCCGTCGCGCTCGTCGGCGCGGCCTTCATTCTCGCGGCGGGCATCTGGATCGATCGTTTGTACAACGAACTTGAGTTGCAAAAGGCACAGTATGAGACGCGGATCGCAGCTTTGGCCCAAGAGGTATCGGAAAAGGAGAAGGCTCGTGCCGAGGCCGTGGCCACAGCCGAGCGGGACGCCCGCGAAAGGCTGGAAAAGGAAACGGCCCGGGTGGCCGCATTATCCGCCGAGCTTTCAGACGCCCGCAAAAAGCTGGCAAAAGAGCGTCAAACTTTTGATGCACGTCTGCAAAAAGTGGCTCTTGCCGCTCGCCGTGATTGCGCTGGTTTGTCTTCTGACTGGGTGCGCCTCTACAACGAAGCCCTCGGCCTTGCCGCCGGTGCCGGTGGTGGCCCCGGAAGTCAGGACGCCGATCCCGCCGGAACTGCTCAAAATGCCGGACAGGCCGGACCCGCTCGCACCGGGGTACGCGGCGACGCACTAGCGACGCCGGAAGATGTGCTTGCCCATGCGCGGGATTACGGCGGGTATTGCCGGGGGCTTGAAGTCCAGCTTGCTACGCTGGCGCGGGTGGTGTCGCCGTGACGCTTGACGCACAGACGGTTGTTCTAGGTCTTCTCGGCATTGTATGCAGCTTGCTGGCCTATTGGGCCACTCGGCTTGAGGGTCGGGTTGACGAACTGAAAGAAAGCCAATGCCGTATTGTTGAAGAAATGCACAAGAACTATGTGCCGCGCGAGGATTGCCGGGAGCGTACCGGACAGATCCTTGCGGGTCTGGAACGGGTTGACGACAAGCTTGATCGCGTCGCTGACTCGGTACGCTCAGGGGGAAGTCATGGAAAGCAAGTATGATAACGAGGTGTTGCAGGCGCTGGCCCGCATTGAAAAGAAGGTTGATGCGCTGGCGGCCACGGTTGAAAATGGGCAGGAACATGCCGCCACGAACAGCGTAGTTTCCGGCGGGCTTTCCGGGGCCGTCGTCGCCGTGGCCCTTGTCTATGCTCAACTTATTCTTGGGGTACGCGCGTAATGGCCCATCCGAAAAGCAAACGCATGGCCCTGCGCTCAGCCTATTGCTATAAAGCGCTGTCCCTTGAGGAGGCCGCCGCCCTTGTCGGTATTTCCATCGGTACGGCCCGGCGCTGGAAGACCGACGCGCAAAGGGCCGAAGACGACGATTGGGACAAGGTCAAGGCGGCGTCGAGCCTTGCGGGGGAAGGCATGGAAGCCGTGGCCCGCCAGATGCTGAACGACTACGTGTTGCAGCACAAGACGCTCATGGAACGGATCGGCAAAGATGAAGATATGCCGCCCGCCGAAAAAGTGGAGGCGCTGTCTTCCCTTGCCGACTCCTTTGCAAAAACCATCGCCGCTAGCAAGCGCATCCTGCCCGAAACTGACGAACTTGCTACCGCGCTCGGCATTATTCGCAAGCTGGTCGACTTCACGAGCCAACGTTTCCCGCAGCACGCCCCGGCGTTGCTTGAGGTGCTGGAGCCGTTCGGGGCGCTTATCGCCAAGGAGCTTGGCTAAATGAAAAAGCTTTCCGCAAAGCATTTTCAGTACGCGATCGCCGACATTGCCGCCGCCCTGCAACAACAGATCGAGGCGGACTGTGACGGTTTCCCGTCCGATCTCAAGGCGTCCGCCGAGCGCCGGAAGCGGGCGCTAGCCGACTTCACCTTCTTCCGGCGCACGTACTTCCCGCACTACTGCACGATCGCGGGCGACAGCGCGCTGCATACATGGCTTGACGCCGCCTTGCCGCGCATGGCCGAAGCCCGCGAAGGGCAGCATATCGCCCTTGCCGCCCCGCGCGGCGAGGCGAAAAGCACGTTCATTTCCCTGTTTTTCGTGCTGTGGTGCGTGCTGACGGCGCGCAAGCGCTACATCCTGATCATCGCCGACGCCTTGGAACAGGCCGCTATCTTGCTTGAAGCGGTCAAGGCTGAACTGGACGGCAACCCGCGCCTTGCTATGGACTTCCCCGCCGAAACAGGGCGCGGGCGCGTCTGGAACGTCGGCACCATTTTGACCGCCCAAAACGTGAAGCTCCAAGCTCTCGGCGCGGGCAAGCGTATGCGCGGCCTACGTCATGGCCCATACCGCCCGGACCTCGTGATTCTGGACGATCTGGAAAACGACGAGAACGTCGCCAAGCCCGAGCAGCGGGACAAGCTGCAAGACTGGCTGCAAAAGACCGTGCTCAACCTCGGGGCCGCCGACGGAAGCATGGATGTGGTCTATGTGGGCACGATCCTGCATTACGATTCCGTGCTGGCCCGGACGCTGGACAAGCCCACGTGGCAGTCCAAACGGTTCCGCTCCATCGTCCAGTGGCCGGAACGGCTGGATCTGTGGGACAAATGGGAAGCCATTTTGCACGCCGACGGCCCCGTTGCCGCCCGTGCCTTTTACGATCTCTATCAGGACGATATGGAGCGCGGCGCGGTCGTGTCGTGGCCTGCGGGCCGCCCGCTGTACCAGCTTATGACCAAACGGGCGGACTCGCACGCGGCTTTTGACTCGGAGCAGCAGAACGATCCGCTGTCCGGGGACGACGCGCCGTTTGCCTCGTGCATCACGTTCTGGGTCGACCGTTCCCGCGACTGGTTGTTGTTCGGGGCCGTTGACCCCTCCCTCGGCAAGCTCGGCGCAGGCCGTGATCCGTCCGCTATCCTCGTCGGCGGGCTGTTGCGCGACACCATGACGCTCGACGTAGTTGAGGCCAGTATCAGGAAGCGCCACCCCGATCGCATCATCGAAGACGTGATCGCGCTGCACAGTGCGTATCATTGCCTGAATTGGGGCGTTGAAGCCGTCCAGTTTCAAGCCTTTTTTGCGGACGTTTTGGCGCAGCGGGCCGCAGCTCGCGGTCTCGCACTTCCCGTGCGCCCGATCATCAATTCCACGGATAAGCAGCTCAGGATCGAGACGTTGCAGCCCTATTTTTCGCAAGGCCGCATCCGGCTGCACACCTCGCAGCAGACCTTGATCGACCAACTCCGGCACTTCCCGAAAGCCGACCACGACGACGGGCCGGACGCGCTCGAAATGCTCTGGCGGCTGGCCGTCGGCGGTTTCGTCAGCCTGCGGGATGCGTTCGAGCGGGTGCCGCGTCAAAGCCCGTGGGGCGTGCGTCCCAGTGAAGAGGACGATTTTGACAGCTTCGATACCTACGGGGGATGGACATGATTTTCAGAAGACCGGCCAAACCGCGCCCGCGCAAGCGAGAGGCGTTGACCGAGCAGCAGACGACGGCTGGCGGCGGCTTGACGCCCATGCTCTACCTTGAGCGCTGGTGTAACATGACTAACAGGCTCACCCCCTTGCGGCTTGCCAGTATTTTGCAGGCGGCGGACGACGGCGACATCACTGAGCAGCACGTTTTGTTTGCGGACATGGAAGACCGTTGCGAGCACCTTGCCGCCGAGATCGGCAAGCGCAAGCGGGCGCTCTTGACGCTGGACTGGGAGATTTTGCCGGGCCGTGCCAAAGATAAAAAGGCCGAAGCCGTGGCCGCCGC